CCTATTGCGTCTTCATAAATCTTTTTAATTTCAGGGCTATATTTAAAAATTGTTCCTACTCTTGAAGTGATACATTCAGCAGATTTTTTTGTTATAAAAACTGAACCTCTTACTATAAATTTTGTCGCAATATTTGACTGTAATAATCCTAGTTTTTGAACCCCTACCAAAGTATCTCCTTTTTGTGTTCCGTCACGGAATGGGTTTACTCCTGTAATCTCTCTAATAACATTATAATAATGCTCCCAAATTCTTACTAAATCCATGATATTATTAGGAACTCCGTTTACAATTGGTTGTACGGCTTTTTGCGAGTACTCTTGTCCGCCCTCATCTGTAATTGTTTTAGAAAGCACAACCCCTTTAACTGCAAATAATGAAAGTATTTCACTTTGATTCGCTTTAGTATCTGCGGCTAATTCATAGAGCTTATCCATATTTATTTCAGCCCCGTTTGGTTTAATCTCAGCAATTAAATGTTGGAGCTTTAAATCTGTATATAACATCTTATCAGCAATAGGTTCTATTGTTGAAGAAAAAGAAGTTAAAACACCTTTATACATTTCAGGTGCATACATGATATAATTAGGTAAAACTTTATTTAAATTATCAACAGCAACGTTTTCCGATTCCTGATAATTATATAAGAAATCTGTACCTACAACATAACATCCCTCATACCAAATATTTACAGTCTTATCAACTCTTCCGTAATCATTTCTTTTTGGTGGGTTGTATTTATTATTTTTCTTACTGTATTTTGTGCCTTTGTTTTTTACAGATTTCTTATAGACAATATCCTTTGTTGTTTTAAATGTAAATTCTAAAACATCAACTTGATAATCGAGTACGCTATCACTTATGAAGTCGCCGCTATAATCTTGCATAAACCCATTATTCACATCTGCGTATTGGCTTGCAATTTTATTTAATTCTTTATTAGATAATTGCCCCTCTCTTTTTAATTCAGCAAGTGTTTTTTTTCTTAACTCTCCAAAATAATAAGCTTCTTTAAAATAAGGTGTATTTACGTTTGAATGTACTAAATATTCAGGGTCAACCCAACGCACTTTTATACCCTCAACTTTATCTGTATAAATTTTTGCTCCACCTATCCCAATATTAACCAAATCAGCATTTATATAAGGCTTAATTATTTCAAAGTCATTAGATTTTAAAATTTGGTCTATTAAAACTTCCTCTGCAATTTCAATTTTCTCTTTAGGTTTTAATTGTAAATGAATCTCTAGCTCTTCATTATCTTCAGGTACAAATCCTTGTGGTCTTAAATCAATATTATTATGCTGTAAAACTTGTTGGTAATATTTTTTAGTGTACATGTTTTTACGTAAAGATTCTTCATATTCTTTACGTGATTTAATAGAGCCGTTATCAATTGCTTTTACAGTTACGTCATACGCTTCTTCATTAATCCCATCGGAAACAATCTTATTGAATTTACCTAAAATATTCATGGGTCTCCAGTCGAGATTTAANTAGCTTAAATCATTTTTTTCTCTTGCAATTACATCTTTGTATTGCCCTAAAGGTTGCCTACCTAAAGCATACATTCTTCTTGCTTTAATCCAATCCCTACGTTGACCGTATTGACAACTAGGATTAATCATACCCCCATTGAACCATTCGCTAGAAATAGCGTTTGCTACTTTAAGCCCAAATTCCGTGCTGCTTTTATCTTTATCGCTCGCAAGTAAGTCGCTAAATTCTAATACTTTTCTCATTATCCTGTGTGTTTAATACGTTGGCTGTAATTCCCTTTATTTTGGAATTTTGAAAATGGATTTACAATTACTTTATTATCTTCGGTTTTCTTAACAATTCTTTTCTGATTAGCTAAAAGAGCTAAACTAGAACTGATGTACGCATCATATTTTGTTCTATTATCAGGGTCAACCTGTAACCAATCATTCAAGGTATTAGCGAAATACAATTTTCCTATTTCGCCCATTTCTCTATTGATATTATCTCTAGCTACCCCTACGTGGTCTGATATGTAAGTTTCAACCGCGTAATATTGTGCGTCTCTAAATGTTGCAGACTGAGCAGGAACACCACCTAATTCTTTCTCTGTTGGGCTTAAATCCTTATATCTAACATCAGGTCTATTTAAAACGAACTTACGATACCCTCTACGTTTTAAAGTCTTTAAGAAGTCTTCATTTGAAAGCTCAGGGAGTATTGGCATAGAATAATAAACCATACATTTTATTACATCTTCGTAATACAATTCTACTTTTTTAGGTCTATGAATATATTCTAAGAAAAAGAAGTTATTAGGTGCGCCATACATGTTGTATTTTGTCATCCCATGTATTGAACCTAAAGACCCTCTCCCGTCTGCTGTTCTACTTCTATTATATGGGTCTGTTCCTAACGCTCCAATATGCTCATTTGACGGGTAAAATTTTCCATCTTCAATAATCGTTTTATTTCGTATNTCTTCGGGTGGATGCCAAGCNACTAAAAATGCACCATCAATATTTGGTTTCCAACGGACTTTAGTATCTTGAATACCATTAACCCAAACAAAATCACCGCGCTCAATTTTATTAGCAGGCATTTCTTGTTCTATGTAATCTAACTGNTCAAATATTTTATTAATATCAAATGANCTATCAGTTATTGAAGACCTGAACGCATGAGTAATTGTACTAGGATATTTTCTTANTTCCTCATTCAGTTTTTCATTNTCATGTTTAAGACCCTCTCTTCTGTTATTTAAATAATCTTTACTCCCTATTTTAACAACTTTCCCCTCGTTATTTCTTACCCCTTTTTTTGGTGTTTCTACAATTGGGAAACCATACTCGTCATAAAACCCTCTCATGTTAAATTCCGCAGGTATAAAAATTCTATACAGTCCTGATTTTGTTTGGTCGTTNCCTGTCCTTACATTATAATCAGAATCATCCCAAACTTTTTTAAACTCAGCTCCACCTTTATCCATGTCATTTACAGTAGAACCAACCATTGCTTTACCCACAATTTCAAGCCCCTCTTCTAAACAGGTTTTTGCAATATCCCAATATTGACTGAATGGAACTTGCTTTGGAAATTTACCTGCTTCATCAACTACCATAATAGGAGAAACTCGCTCTCCATCCATTGCATTTAAATCAGTATTGTACCACATTATTGTAGTATCTAAACCATCATGACCCTCGTCATCTGTAGTAAANTTTCTTGTAATTCTTTTAGCAGGTCTAACAAAATTTAATTCCGTTTTTGGGTTTGTAGTACCGTCAAATTGTGGCTTAAAAAAGAAAGGTAATTTTTTAAAAGAACGGACAGCTTTTCTGAACATACTTTTTGCATCCTTACCTGTTTTAGAAATGATACCTACTAGACCATATTTAACCCTTGTTGACCTATTTAGAGCTTCTGAATACTCTAAGGTACTCCACCCTAAACGCCTGTTTTTTACATATAAAATCCCGTAGCTTCTTTCATCTGCATAACATGCTTCCCAAAATAACATTAACTCTTTTTGAGTATATCTGAAATGTGGGTAATCTCTATCGAGCATCATCCAAGTCAAGAAGTAATAATAAGCTCCTGAAAGAAATTCAGGCACTCCATTGATATAAACAAAAACCCCCTCTTCTCTTCTTCTAAATTCTTCTAAAATATAATCCTCATGTTTCATTTTTGTACTATCAGAAAGACCGTTTGGCATNACTTGTCTTTTCCATTTTTGTTCGTACTTTAAAAGTTTATGATTTATTATTTTAGTTTTATCTTTTGGTATGGCAGGAATAGCAATTTTAACACCCTCTATTTCGTAAATATGNCCTATTGTTCCATCTTTAGAAACTATTACAATGTCAAAATCTTCATTATAGCCATACTTCCAAGCTTTCGCTTTGTTTTTATTGNTCTTCACAATTGCGGGTACAACGTCTTTTTTGATATGTCCTAGTAGCTCTCTCATTAATTTGCTAACCTTTCTGAAAAATTTGTTGGTTTCTTATCCTTTGCTGAATCGTCCTCATTTAATTCAATTTCTAATCTATCAATTTCTTTAGCAGACCATTCCACAGTTTCAGCAGCCATCCTTTTTGATTTAATTACATTGTGCATTTTATCATCTGCTAAATCTGCCTGTATTTTATCTCCCATAACTTTTAAGCACTCTTTTATCATTTTCTTGTGCTTNTCAATCATATCAGGAATTGTCTCTTTAAAATATGCCATATCTCTAATTTACTTTCGCTAATACATCTTCATTGTCCATGTGATACAATATTTGCTCATCAATTTTAAATTCATATTCACGGTCTTTTTTATAAATAACTGTATCTCCTATTTCAACCCCAAGTTGTTTGGCTATTGGGTTTATAAAAGCTACTTTCCCATACTGCTCCTTAAATCCTTTATAGTCATCAAAAGCTTTAATTTTTAACCCCCCTTTCGATTTGATATTTTCGCTTTCAATTGGCTCAATAAATAAATAAGGAGCAGGACAGACCCATTCAGCATGAATAGTTTTTTTGTATAAATAAATCATATTAGGTGGCACTCTATATAACCCCTTTTCTTCGTCAATTAAATACCTACTTTTATTAACAAGGCTATCACCATGAACTTGAAACGTTACTAAGTTTTTATCAATCAAAACTGTATAACCCTCTTTAATTACGGTTTCATATTTAGCAGGGCAAGCAACCACAGTTCCTATTCGGTTCACATGGTCTCCTTGATTAAATTGAACGTCAAATTTTAAGACTAAACCGCTCCCTTTAAGCTTCACTTCGTCATTGTGAGATTTTTTAATTTGAACTATAAATTCATTTACTGCTATCATTTACTTTTTTTGTTTTTCAATTACTACTGTTTCTGAATCTCCACATTTGCTAGATGCAGTTACGATTGCTTTTTTTCTCCCGAACCAACGTGTAAATAGATTTCGTTGGTCTCGCTCCCATCCACCTACAATCACAATTTTATTATCAAACTTCCTATCAGTTACGTTCACAGCTAGACTATCATTTTTATACTCTACATTACCTTTTACGATTAAACATTCCGTAGAATCGCTCCATTGCGTTGTAGCGGATATGTTGTTGCGTATATTTTGAATTAAATCTGAAACATCTGTACTTCTATTTAGATTGTCGATATATTGTTGTTTTTGATAAATTATATTGTTAGCTCTTTTTAGCTTTATTTTTTGCTGTTCTAATAACTCTTTTAAATCTTTATTTGTGCTTACGTAATCCTTTAGTTCATCATTGGTTCTGAAATTTAATAGAGCAACTTTTAATGAATCTTTATCTCTTAGGTTCTCGTAGTTCTGCTCCTGTCTAAACTTCTCTGTTTTTTGGAATTTTATCTCTCCCCAAGCCCAAACTGAAAATCCTACTAAGCCAATTAAGGCAAGTATTAAAAAATGTTGTAGTTTCAGTTTTGATAGGATTGTTAGCCACATTTCATTTGATTGTTGGTTCTGTTGTTATAATTAATAANGCTTTAGTTTTTCCNCTTAAAGCAGCGTGAAAAGCACTCATAGTATTTTTACTATTGGTAATATCATAATACCCGTCTCCGTTAATTTTTTTTACCCGTAAACCAAGCGCAACGCAACCGTTTAATTGATGCCAAAAATTCGCTGCATGAAACTTACACTC